TTTCCCTTCTTGGGCTTTCGTCTGTTCTGGGAGCTACCACCCGTCCTTCGCGGACTTTCAATAATTCACCAAAATTGTTCGCAAAAATAGATAATGTTGCTTTTATGCTCTTTTTTGCAGCAAAGGGGTTATTACCATCATAAGTTAAAGAAAAATTCCTAATGCCAACACCAAAACCGCGCTTAGCTAGCGGTTTAAGCATATCCTCTACGTCCGCTCTTTTAGCATATGAATCAAAACTAATTTCAATTTCCTTGTCAATCTTATCGCTTGCTTTATTCGCACCTATAACTTTAAAAAATCTCATAAGTGGCTGGAGATTGGAAATTTCATGATTTTTCATTTCAAAAAATTCTTTATTACCAGGATATTGCGTCAATTTATTGATAAACCCAAAAGGCTCGCCATCGGCTATCAAACTAGCATTTTTACTACCTCTTTTATAGGGCAATGGTCTACTCAGACTCAACGCGCTTTTATAAAGCCCGGCAAGATTAAAAATTTGACCTAAAAGAAGGCACTGATCCTTGTATTGAACGGCGGACAGGCCTGAGTACAATCCGCCAACCGTCGTCGCCGTCGCACTAAGATCCCCGTACTTCTGCGTATCAATAGCCCGATGGGCATCTGCCTCAATGTGAAGATCTGAGGCTTTCTCGATGGTGCTCGTTGCAGTCCCGGTCCCCGCAAGGCCCCAGTCGGCGAATTTCGCGGGCCAGGACCCCTCAAGTTCGGCGGCCGCTTCGTCAAGGGCGGTCGCGAGGGCCTCATCGATTTCGCGCAGCCGATAGAGCGGCGCTCTGATGGCTACGTAGCTGTCTTTAAGCTTTTTGTGTGCGGTTCGCTCGCGGGACATGTCAAGACCCGAGGCCGCCTCGTAATCGTCAATTTGTTTGTTGGCTAGCTGTAAGTCTTGTTCGAAATTCTTCAGGTCGCCCCATCCCAACTCATCAATACCGGCATCGACCGTATTCGGCAAAATGACTGCTGTGCTGCCACCGGGCTGGTTCACCATCCAGATCAATTGATCTGGCCCTCGGGCCAGAGCGTTCCACGCTCTTAGAGCCTCTAGAAATGCAGGGCCCGTCGTTTCAGTATATTCTTTGCCTATGCCATCCTTCCACTGCCGCCAGTCCTTTTCATGCTGTTCTCTTGCTGCTTCGATGTCTGCTTCAACGTTTGCCATCTCTTATACCTCTAAAATCTTCATAGCATCAAAAATATCAGCCATTTTTATACACCAAGCACTTCTATAGCTTGTTCAAGGTTAAGAGGGATTTCCAAAGCATCGCCCGGCCTCACATCGGCTTCGGTTGGAAAACCATTATACCAAGCCACGACCCACCAAAATTGTGGTTCTCCATAATATTTGTGAGCCAATTTATAAAAGCGATCTCCATATTTCCAAATATGAGTATCGGTTTTTAATCTAACTCTTTCCGAAAGGGTTGGGTTTTTTATAATTATGGTTTCATAATGCTTGATATTTTTTAAATTTCTGCTCTTGCGTAATGGCGCATAATAATCAGAGCTATTATTTAAAATTTTAAATTTATCATATCTTGCCATAGTTTAAATGTCTCCTTTCCTGGCCTCATCTGCGTTCGTCGGCGCGGACGGGGCGCCCGGCGGCCGAGCCGAAGAGCCTAAGTTGTTCTTCTGCTTTTTGTTGGTTTGCCTCGGCATTATCTGTGGTGGATTGAGAATCTCTCCGCGTCATCTGCTCCACTTGCTGTAAACTATAGCGCATTGCTTGATCATCTATTTTGCTGGCGTTATATGTTTCTAAATCAACACCATAAGGAAAAAGTGATTCTGTGCCTTCTTTGCCACCAAAATTACCATTCTCTCCCCAACCTAAATGTTGTTCGTGAATGGGCTTAAAACTGCCAATTGTAATCTCTAATAATTTGGGCAATATTGTATTATTACCTTTTTGAAAAACACCGGCATCCAAATTTTCTAAATTATGTCCGACAGTTAAATTATCTATAATTCCCAATAAACCACGTTCTGAGCTTTCATCAGAACTGTAGCTTTCATAATAGTCATTATCAGGCTTTCCCTCGGCACTCGACATTTTATCAGATGTGTTTTGTAGTAAATTCATCACTTTCAGCCTAACTAATGGTCCTTGAGATATGGTTTGTGCTTCGCCAATATCCGTATAATTGGGATATAAAAATTGAGCCAATCTTTGGACTTTTCCTAGATTCTCGAAAGCCTCGCTTTCGCTAAACGCCGGAACTTTAAAAGCAAGTGAAATGGTTCTTGTTGTCATTTTAAAATTATAAATTGGATCCACCCTACCGAAAACTGTTTCTGGGGCCCAATCAGAACCATACGTTTCATTAAAAGTGGTGATGAAAGCTTTAAATTTAACAGATTTGCCGGTCGGAACATGCTGAAAAGAGAGTACATAGCCACCTTTATTCGCGTAAGCATCTGAGCCGTCGAATGCTGGTACTTCAAGATTGCCAACTTGATTAGATTTATATTTAAAGGCATCAAAAATACTCATTTATTAGGCTCTCCCTGCTATAGCGTCTCTCGCCATTCCGCCTTGCAATTCTTTAACAACAGAAGCTATATTCTTCTTGTCTATTTGCAGATTTATCGTTACTTGATATGGGCGTTCGCTGGGGGTGGCGCCTGGGCGTTCGCCGGGGGTGGCGCCTTCTGGTAGGAAGCGGGTCACTGCTGCGCCGACAGTGGCTGCTCCTGCCGCAGCGCCCATAGAAGCAACAAATTCAAGATGTTTTGTTTCTGGAATAGCTGTAATTGCTTCTCCAATCTTCATTATATTCTCTGCTGCTTCTGGCGCCGTAAGAGCAGCAAAAAAGCTTGTAACACCGGATAAAATGCCCCCAAACAAAGAGCCTAGACCATCAACCAATTTCGTCATTTGGGTGATTGGGTTAAGTGCCCCTATAACGTCAATGGCGATTTGGCCAAAAGCGTTAGCAATCTTGCCCAAACCCTCAAGGAAGGTAGAAGCGACTTCATCTTCAAAGAACAAATCAGATACCGATGCCCACGCATCAGTCATCAAGCCGATTGGATTAAGTGTTTCTGAAATACTAGTGGTGATTTGACCAAAAGCATCAGCAATCTTGCCCAAACCCTCAAGGAAGGTAGAAGCGACTTCATCTTCAAAGAACAGAGCCTTCAGCTTCGAGTACGCCGCCCAGAGCGCGATGGCGGGGCCCACCGCCAGCGCGAGGCCTACAATAAACGGGGCGATCGCCAGCGCCAGCGCCGCGAAGGCGAGGACCAAAACGACTCCAATAAGATAACCGAGGGCTTCAAGAGCTTTGGCGAGATCCTCCATCTGGTGCTCGCCGCCGATCCCAAGGCCTTCGGGCCCCAGGAGCGCGGCCAATCCCTTTCTAGCTGGCTCCGCGACCTCCCAAAGCCGTTTAAGGATCTCCCAAGTCCCTACAAGCGGCGCCATAATTCCTTCAAATAAACGCCCCAATAGACTAACTTCGCCTTGGCCATCCTTCATCACTCCAAATAACATACCAAAACCCAAAGTAAGCCCAGCAACGCCGGCTGCAGACCCGAAGCCGGTAAATAATGCGATAATGCTTCCTATTATTATTAATACAGCAGTAACCTTTACGATCATTTCTGCATTTTCAGCCAACCACGAAGCCATATCTGATAACAAATCAATGATAGGCGTGATAATGGGTATGAATGCGACAAGTAATATATTAAGCCTTTCTTGTAAAGAAGCCATTTCTTGTGCTCTTGCGGCTGCTTCTTCAATACTCTGCGAACTTTCCTGCACGGCGCCGTCAACGGCATCAAAATTGCCGGAAAGAATTAATGCCAAATCGTTAACATCCGAAAGCCCAAGCGAATCAGCATAAAACTTTTTCTGATAATAGCCCATCGTATCAAACGATAATCCGGCATCAAGAATTGAACTTCTAATCATCTCAAAACGCTCTGCTGGCTCTGTGGCCATCATCAGGTCCATAGCATTTACAAAGTTACCACCTAACGCTGCATTCAGTTTGCCAGCCATGTCGGCGGCGCCTTCAAAAGTATCAAATTTATTAGTTAAGGTAAGAATCTTGCTCATTTCCATACCGGTAACTTTTGCAGCTATCGCGAGATCCTTAAAAGCTTCAACACCCCGATCACCCATTTTGGCCAACATATCAGCATTGTTTGCGAAATCAGAACCCATTTGGCTGATCGGTACACCCAATTCTTCAGCAAACTTGGTAAGATCTAGTTGAGTTTGGGCTGCTTCTGGGCCCATCATCCCCAATGCTTTTGTGGAAATTTGTATGCTTTTTGCAACATCTTCGTTAGCGACACCCAATTTGGTTAATAAGGTAGCGGTGGTCGCTAGCTCTTCTTGGGTGTCGCTATTAAGAAAAGTGAAATCAGTAAAAGTTTTATGTAAACCCACCATCGCAGCAGAGGTCTCCCCAATCGTCGCCCCAAACTTACGAGTTTCTCCATAACTCACGGTCATCGATCTGGCCAGATCTTTATTGGCGCCAGTTGTTTTCATAAACGCGGCTTCTGCGTTGGCCAAATCTGCAGCCAAACTAACTATTGCTTTTCCAAAGGCGAGCAATGCTGTCGTTGCTATCCCTGCGGCCGAGCCGGCGCCCCCGAGGGCCCCAATTAATTCTGTCTCAATGCTTCCGCCAATGCTCTTTATGTTGCCCAAAAGCGCCTGGGCCCCGCCGGCACCCTCGGCGGTGCCACCAAAAATACCTTTCACAGCGGCGCCTGCTTTCTCTAGGGCGCCCTTGCCGGCAAGTGCGGCGCGCTCTGTGTCTTCGCCGGCTGCCATTATCTCCTTAAAAGCTTCTAGAAGTTCTTTGTTGGTCATGTCCTTGGCCACAATAAAGCCCTCACTTTACATAATTAGTCTCAAGCAAAAAAAGAAAAGGCCGAATAGCCTTATCTACTGGGATTCAGACGTTTTGGTATCTGTGGCTGGTTATGGGGAGTCAATGTTTGTGTGTTTGAGCTTTTTCCGCCCGACTTAGATGCTTTATCAATAGCTTCTTTCTCCATTTCCAATTGCTTAATAAGCCGTTTAGTAAACCAATTTCTAAGACCAATTGGCAAATTATAGGCTTCTATAAAGCTCCAACCACCAGAATATTTTAGAAAGAAAAATTGCTCATATATGTTTTCTATATACTCATCGGTCAGGCCAAAAAAAGTCCGCCGAAAGCGGTACCTCCATATCTTGCTCATGACCGCACTCTTCGCATTCAAAATGTTGCGATAGATCCACATTGGGCGCAGCGAGACGATAAGCTGCACGTAAATGTCGAGAATCCATCGATGGCATGTTATTAACCACATAATTAATCGTTTGCCTATCTTTTACACCATTTATAGATAATATTATTGCAGATAACTGATTTGTTATGTTTTTCTCTCTTTTTTGTTTTTTATTTATGTTAGAAACAAATCTTTTTTCATCTTTGCCGGAAAGAAGTCTAAAAGTAACATTTAATTTTATTTTTGGCAATTCTAGACTAAATGTGCCGTCATCATTGGAGGTAGCCTCTAGTTCTGATGCGTCACCACCGACGTATACTTTAGCAGTATTTAGATCAAAAGAATAATGTTGTTGTTCCGAGCATTCTGGACAAATAACTTTTGTTGTGTATTCGTTTCCATAAGCCGAAACCCTGGCAGCTATAATTATAGCATTTCTATCTCCCACCAACAATGTATCAGAATCAATACGTTTGTCAACAATTAAGCTAGAAAGAACTCTATCAAGCGCGATGCCCTTTTTCAAAAGAGTTCTAGAGGTAAGCATATCCTCTTCTTTCGCTGTCATTTGCTTTATTTCAATCTCGCCAGCATCACGCAAAGGATGTTCTTCGTGATAGTAGCGTCCGCCCGAAGGAAGTTCTACAAATTCTGTTGGGAGAACAAAAGAAAAGTCTCCACTTTGACTTGCAGCAGGGGGAGGGCCCGAATCGCGCTGCTGAACGTTACCTAAACGTTCTTTATTTCTCGACAAATTACACCTCGTGTTTTATTAAATTAGACTTGGAAGAATTCTCTATTCCTGCGCGGCTGTCTTTCCACTGGTGCCGCGAGTGGAGAAGAATTCTCTACCGCCGCCGGCTACAGCAGCAGAATTATTAACTGTTTCTACTCTCGCCCAATCATACATAAGTTCGACTGTTGCGGACATCAATTCATCATCGCCATAAGCCAACTCACCAAATTTAACATCTTTAACGAAAGAATTCCATAGTGTCCAAGTTTCTAATGGATTGCCATCGGAATCAATTTGAGTAATAATAACGGTCCCAAGAGCGCCGGCAGCTTTGGCCTTGGAAATAGAACCCAAAGAATTAGCATTTGTTGGAGGAGAATAGCCAGACTGTACAACAATATCAGAAAGAGTGGCGGTTACATCGGGATCAACTGGATCAACCATCTCAATTGAAATAGAATTCCATGTAACTGCTCCGGGGTAATAGAATTTATGATTTAAGTAAGAATGCTCAACATTGTTTACTGTAAATGATGGTTTCGCGGCAGTTTTCGCATACCAAAGCAGGGCGCCCCCTTGCGCGGCATTAACTCCCTGAAATTCGACGGTAAATCTAAACTTTCTTTTTGGATCTTTTAAGGTTGTATCTTCTCCAAAATTTGTAGACCAGAATGGCATTTTTTGGGTTCTCCTTTAATATTAAATAGTGTGTGAGGGAAATTTCCCTCACTTTTTAATCGTCAAATGATGCGCCAGTCGAAGCAACAACAAAGTCTATGGCGATGTATTCAATTGCTCTGGCCGGCTTAATCATAATCTTAGCATACATAATGTTCTGATCAATGAGATCTGGTGTTGTGGTTGTCTCATCGAGAATCAATTTATAATCGGTAATACCGAATTGAGTCATAACATTTGCCAAGAATGGCTCAATCAAACCCTTGAAACGATTCCAAGTTGCTTGAACATTTTGCTCGAATAGAACCTGAGACGATAGAATGGAAATCTGTTTCTTCAAATAAATGACCAATCTTCTGACATTAATTCTATCAAGAGCGGAAGGACGTTCTTGCAATGTCTTTTGTCCGAAGAGCACAATACCAGTATTGGGGAACGAAGCAATTGGATTAATTCTTGCTTCATACAAAGTATCGCGTTCTTTAGAAGTTAACCTTTCTGAGACGTTGGTAATTGGTATACCAGCAGCGCCATCAG